AAGGACAAGCGAGCACAAAGGCAAGCTGCGAGGGTGGCTGCTGAGGAGCAGGCATTCATGATAGCACCACCATACGAAGTCACGACAATATCGATAGGAGGTGGTCTGAAGCCTTCACAAATCGGAAAATCTCATAAACCACAGTGGCACGGCGTAAATAGAACAAGTCCAGAGAAGGTGAGAGGCGCCAGAACGAAGCCACCGGTTGCGCTCAATGCTACTCAATTTGAGCAACTGTGTAAGCGTCTTCGTAGGATTCTTGAAGATAAGCAGGCACAAATTGAGATAATCGATAAGGGCGTTACTAGAGGAAAGTATGTCAAGAAAAATAAGCAGACATACCTGCAAGTGCACTTAAAGCACATGGAAGGGCACATTGTTCGCACAGACTTAATCATCTCTAAGGACAATCAGAGTTGGATTAATTTCTTTGCACACACTCTAAACTGGAAAAATGAAGTTTGCACATGGGATGTTCAACCAGGTTGGAGTGGTTTCGTATTACATCAGCCGACGCTACTTGGCCCACACTCAATAACGTGGGATGGTCTTTTAATTGTTCGTGGTGATAGTAATGGGAAGTTGATAGACGCCAGACGACCAATTCCACTGGAGATGCGAGCACAGATGGTTCATTATAATGACATTCCTACGCTCTACTGGCGTGGCTTTTCACGTGTCTTCCAGCTAAACAGGCCTGAGCTCACGGATCATACGTGTGAGTCAGTTTTCAGCGTGGAGAAGTGCGGGGAAGTGGCAGCATTACTCTCTCAAGTGACGAACCCAAGTCGCCGCATCACATGTCCAAAGTGCGCCGAAATTGGAGCACAGAGAACCAAAAGCGAGCTCAAGGAAATCTTCGAATCTAAAGCTCAACACGTCATGAGCGAGCTTAGTGTGAAGTATCCAGAATTTATTCATGCACGGCATTTCGTAGAGCTGTATCAAACAATGATCACAGCAACAAATACGAATTATGAGGCATTTGCTGAGATTAAACAGCTAATTGGTGATCGAGAGGATGCACCATTTAGTCATGTAATTAAGATAAATGACTTGCTCATCAAGGGTGGCGAGTTATCGTCGAGTGAACTCTCAGCGGCGTCTGATCATTTGCGTGAGGTTGCCCGTTATTTGAAGAATCGCACAGAAAACATCCGAGTGGGAAGTCTTAAGTCATTCCGCAACAAGATTTCCTCAAAAGCGCATGTGAACACAAGTCTAATGTGCGACAATCAGTTGGACTTAAACGGGAACTTTTTGTGGGGTCAGCGTGGCCTACATGCAAAGCGCTTCTTCAACAACTTCTTCGACGAGATTGACCCAGCAGATGGTTACCAGTCGTTTGTTCTACGAAGGAACCCCAACGGTTCGCGAAAGTTGGCAATCGGGAACCTCATAATTTCAACACGGTTGGAGAGGATACGAGAGCAAATACAAGGCGAACCTGTCGAAGAGCAAAAACTAACACAAGAGTGCACCAGCAAGCTCCGAGGCATGTTTGTATATCCTTGTAGTTGCGTCACGCATGAGGATGGTTCACCCTTGCTTTCAGAAGCTATCATGCCGACTAAGCATCACTTAGTTCTTGGAAACACGGGAGATCCCAAATACTTGGACTTGCCAGCAAGAGATGACATGAAGATGTACATAGCGAAGGAAGGGTATTGTTATATAAACATCTTCATGGCAATGCTCGTCAACGTATCTGAGCCAGTCGCCAAAGGCTTCACGAAACAGGCGCGTGATGAAATGATACCGAAACTCGGAAAATGGCCAACATTGCAGGATTTAGCCACTGCATGCCACTATCTCACAGTGTTTTACCCGGAGACAACAAACGCGGAGCTACCAAGGATTTTAGTTGATCACCAAACTAGAACGATGCACGTTATTGACTCTTATGGCTCTCTCAGTACAGGTTTCCATGTGTTGAAAGCAAACACAATTGCACAACTTGTAAAGTTCGCTAACAACCAGATGGAGAGCGAAATGAAGCTGTACAAAGTGGGTGGCAAGAGTACAGACTTGGACAATGAGATTGATAATGCACCACACATCGAGTACAATGAAAACACTAAATTGAAACAACTGTTAAAGGGCGTATATAGACCACAAGTCATGGCCGACTTGCTGAAACATGAGCCATACTTGCTGGTCTTGTCAATGCTCTCACCGGGTGTGTTGATGGCATTGTATAACAGTGGCTCATTGGAATGGGCAGTGCACAATATGTTACACGTGAACAATTCACTAGCTTTCACATTGAAAACATTACACGTGTTGGCAGAAAAAGTAGCAGTGTCCACAACATTACACGCCCAGATCCAAACACTTCAATCGCATGCAGGAGCAGTATTGGAAACGCTAGACCCAGCAGCAGAAGGAGATCAGTCGTTGCATCTTGCTCGCCTTGTTCTTGAACGATTATGTGAACGCGACAATACAGATCACGCGCTAATTTTCCACGGCTTCGCCTCAAAACAGGCAGCGTGGGCGGAGATAATGGAAAAAAGTTATCTCGCCCAGTTGGAAGCATCATGGCGCGAGCTAAGTTGGCGTGGAAAGTTATCCGCAATTCGATTCTCACACAAATGGCGTCCACGTACAACAAAAGTTTTAATCCCCAAAAGGAGCGCAGATTTAGGCGGCAGATACGACATATCACTTGGCTCATTACCAGTGAAGAGCTTGAATCGTGTTCAGCAGGCCTATTCAGCAGGGTGCAAACGGTTCAACGCAGCAAAACATAGGTTTAGTATGTGGTCAGTTGGCAAGGCACTTACAGCTATAAACAAAATGGTGCCAGATATAGTTAAGCTAGTTAATTTGTGTATATTGTTTCAAGTTTTACTAGGAATAATTTTTACGTTACGGTGTATGTTGGATAACTATAGAGAAGTGAAGTCAAAAGTAGCGCTCAACGAAGCGATTGAAATGAACCATCGAGTGGACTTGATCTATAGGTTACTCCACGCTGAACTCTCACGACCGCCAACTAAAAAGGAGTTCAGAACAAGAGTAGAAGAGATTAGTCCGCACTTACTAGGATCAGCCTTGCAATACTACCATGGAACGGATGAGGAGGACACAGATGTTAAAACGTACAAGGATGTTATCACTCTCCAGTCCAAAGGAAGAGGGCAAAACAAGCTGGAACAAATCATTGCAATGGCAGCCCTTGTTATGATGATGTTTGATTCAGAAAGAAGTGACGCTGTCTATAGATCACTCCAGAAATTAAAGTTCCTGACCACAACAGCAGATGATTGCATGACGTTTCAAAGTCTTGACGACATTAGCGACGTGCTCACGGAAAAGAAACAGACGATCGATTTCACACTCGAGGGTGCAGAGAGCAACACATCTCAAGTTGGGAACACAACCTTCGGACAATGGTGGGAAAATCAACTAATGAGTGGAAACACGCTACCGCACTATCGATCTGAGGGTCACTTTATGCGGTTCACTCGGGAGACAGCAGCGGATGTAGCGCATCGTATTGCTAGTGAAGATTACATGGACATACTGCTTAGTGGAGCAGTGGGGTCAGGGAAGTCCACTGGCCTTCCATCACTACTCAGTAAGCGCGGTGGGGTTTTAATGATAGAATCCACTAGGCCCCTAGCTGAGAACGTTTGTAAGCAGTTGCGGTGTGAACCCTTTTATCTTTCACCAACTTTGCGCATGCGTGGCTTGAGTGTCTTTGGTTCGTCGCCTATAACAGTCATGACGAGCGGATATGCACTGCATTACCTTGCAAACAACACAGCTGAGCTTAAGCAATTTAAATTCATAATCTTTGATGAGTGCCATGTCATAGACGCAAACGCAATGGCCTTTCGTTGTTTGCTGCATGAGTGCAATGTGGATGCAAAGATAATAAAAGTCTCAGCAACACCACCAGGTCGGGAGGAAGAATTCCAGACTCAATATCCAGTGGATATTGTGATTGAGGAATCCTTGTCCCTCAAACAGTTCGCGGATTTACAAGGGACTGGGGCGCGATGTGATATGCTCAGTAAAGGCGACAATATCTTAGTGTATCTAGCTAGCTATTCTGATATTGACACGCTTGCCTCAATGCTTCATGATAAAGATCACAAAGTAACCAAGGTTGATGGTCGAACTATGAAGAGTGGTAGTACTGAAATTAAAACGTGCGGAACACCAACAAAGAAGCATTTCGTTCTCGCCACGAACATAATAGAAAATGGAGTCACTCTTGACATCGACGTTGTGGTTGATTTTGGTCTTAAGATAGTTGCAGACCTTGATGTTGATAACAGGCGGTTCAACTACATGAGGGCTGGAGTTTCGTATGGTGAACGCATTCAGAGGCTTGGACGCGTTGGGCGATTTAAAAAGGGAACTGCCTTGCGCATCGGTGTAACAAACAAAGGAGTGGCAGCCATTCCACAGGCGGTAGCCACAGAAGCCGCATTCCACTGCTTTACGTATGGTTTACCTGTGATGGCACATAATGTCAGTACAAGTTTGCTATCCAAATGCACGATTCGGCAGGCCCGCACAATGCAATTGTTTGAACTCAGTCCATTCTTTACAGCAACGCTGGTTCGCTATGATGGTTCGATGCACGCATCAATTCATGATATTCTTAAGAAATACAAACTGCGTGAATCAAAGGTAATTCTAAACAAGTTAGCAATCCCAAGCAATGTTGTTTCACATTGGCTAACTACAGATGAATATGGGCGAATCGGGAATAACATTATTGTCCCAGCCAACACTAGAATCCCGTTCTATCTCAAGGACATTCCAGATCAGGTGTATCAGAATATATGGGAGAGTGTTGTTAAATATAAGGGCGACGCAGGTTTTGGAACTGTTAGTTGCGCGAATGTTTGCAAGATAGCGTACACATTGCGTACTGATTCTTTGGCAATCCCTCGAACGATCGCGATTATAGACGCCCTCATGGCAGAGGAAAGACAAAAGGCGGCTCATTTCGCAGACATAACCTCGAATTCATGCTCTATAACAGGAATTCTCCATCGCCAGCATTGTAGCGCATATAAATCAAAGAGGATGGAGAACCACACAGTTGAGAATATTAGTAAGCTGCAAGCAGCAAAAGACAGTATTCTCAACTTTGAGAACACCGAGCTTGAATACGAAAGTGACAACGAAACTTACAATGGGAAGGAACTTAATCGCAAAATCTACAACACAGGAGCTCTTGACGCCATTCGTTTTCAATCGAAGGAAGAGGTGAGTGCATACTTTGGGCTTAAAGGTCGATGGAATAAACCGCTCATTGCGAGAGATATCATAGTAACACTGGGAGTCTTTCTAGGAGGTTCTTGGATGATTTATGAGTGGTTTAAGGAACAATGGTCCGATACGATAACATTGCAAGGGAAAATGAGCAAACGGCAGAAACAGAAGCTCAAGTTCCGACAAGCACGAGACCATAAGACACATTTCGAAGTTGATGCTGATGACGACTCCCTGCGACATTATTACGGCGAGGCGTATACTAAGAAGGGGAAAAAGTCTGGTAAGACGCATGGAATGGGTAAGAAGAACAAGCCGTTTGTCAACATGTATGGATTTGACCCCACAGAATACTCGTTCATTCGATATGTCGATCCAGTCACGGGAGCAACAAAGGATGAAGGGCCTCTCACAGACTTAAGTCTGGTGCAAGATTACTTCGGAGACCTGCGTAAACAACTCTTAGATGAAGGAGAACTGGAAAAGCAGTCTCTCACAAGAGGAATCGAGGCATACGTAGTCAAGAATCTCAACACCCAAGCACTAAAAGATAGATCTCACTCCACACAAGCCATTGTTAGTGAGCAATGTGTCAAACAATGTGATGGGTTTTCTGAGAGAGAGTTTGAACTACGTCAGACTGGACAGCCCCTGATAGTTCACCCATCTATAGTGCCTGACAAGAACGAAAACCACGATGAAATTCAGTTTGAGGCGAAGACGAAGATGGGTGGACTACGAGACTATAACCCGATTGCCAGTGTCGTGTGCCAGCTAACTAACGAGACCGATGGACAATTCAGCACCATGTATGGAATTGGATATGGAAGTATGGTGATAACTAACTCACATCTTCTCAAGCGCGGGAATGGAGTGTTGACTGTGAAGTCGCGACATGGGGAATTTGTCTGCCGAGACGTAGATGCCCTCCGAATTGTGCAGTGTGAAATGAGAGATGTCATATTAATCAGAATGCCACGTGATTTCCCGCCGTTCCCATCCAAAATTAAATTCAGAACGCCAGAGAGCAACGAGCGGATTTGCATGGTTGGATCCCTGTTTCAGGATAAGTGCATCACTAGCATGGTGTCCGACACTAGTCCTATTGTGCCGTGCCCCGATAACCACTTTTGGAAACATTGGATATCAACGAAAAACGGCAACTGCGGGCTTCCAATGGTTAGCACAAGGGACGGGACAATCGTAGGGATCCATTGTGGCTCCAGCGATTACCATGATCACAATTTTATGACTTCTCTCCCTGACGACTTCACCGAAAATCATTTGAAAAATCCTGAATCTCTAAACTGGCAGAGACAATGGAAATTCAATACAAACAACATTGTTTGGGGAAGTCTAGAGTTGAGTGACGGAACTCCAAAAGACCAATTTAAGATATCAAAGATCATCACTGACTTATTTAGTGATAGCATGAAATTTCAAGGTCTTGAGGAATCATGGTTTATGGCGCAGTTAAGTGGAAACTTAAAGGCCGTGGCTCGTAGCTCTAGTCAGTTGGTTACGAAGCATGTTGTGAAAGGAAAGTGTATGCTATTCTCCCTATATTTAAGCACACACCCCGAGGAGAATGCCTATTTCCAACAATACATGGGAGCGTACGGAAAAAGTCGCTTGAATAGGGAAGCTTTCTCGAAGGACCTACTCAAATACTCAAAACCCATTACAGTCGGTCAAGTTGACGCTGACGCCTTTGAAATGGCTACCGAAACCATGTTCGAAATGCTGCGAGACCTCGGGTTTCAAGAATGTGAGTATGTTACGGATGAGGAGGCAATTTTCGAAGCATTGAACATGAAGGCAGCAGTTGGAGCTCTATACTCTGGTAAAAAGAAGGATTATTTCGCAAATTACACAACAGAGGACAAAGCCAACATACTAAAGGCTAGTTGTGAGAGACTCTTTCTAGGACAGATGGGCGTGTGGAACGGATCACTAAAAGCAGAACTACGTCCAATGGAAAAGGTGGAAGCGAACAAAACACGCACGTTCACGGCGGCCCCAGTAGATACCTTGCTGGGAGGAAAGGTATGTGTGGATGACTTCAACAATCAGTTTTATAGCTTGAATTTAAAGGCACCATGGACAGTCGGGATGACTAAGTTTTACGGCGGGTGGAACACACTACTCGAGTCCTTTACTAACGAATGGGTGTATTGCGATGCTGATGGGTCACAATTCGATAGTTCGCTTTCACCATACTTGATCAATGCGGTGCTCCGACTACGATTGGAATTCATGGAGGAGTGGGATATCGGCGAATGTATGCTGCGTAACTTGTACACAGAGATTGTGTACACACCCATTCTTACGCCAGACTCGACGATAGTCAAGAAAAGTAAGGGGAATAATAGTGGACAACCATCAACAGTGGTCGACAATACTCTGATGGTCATCCTTGCTATAGTATACTCCTTAATTAAGTTGGGTCATCCCTACCGCACTCACAAGGATATTATCAAATATTTTGTAAATGGGGATGATCTCTTAATCGCAGTCAGACCTGACATGGAAGGCGTCTTAGATGAATTTCAGTCATTGTTTGCATCTCTTGGACTCAACTATGACTTTTCATCGCGAACTAGAAACAAGGAGGAGCTCTGGTTCATGTCGCACAAGGGATTGAAATTAGATGGCATGTACATACCTAAGCTTGAAGAGGAGCGAATTGTCTCAATCCTAGAATGGGATCGATCAGCAGAGCCAATACACCGCCTTGAAGCTCTTTGCGCTGCGATGATTGAATCGTGGGGCTACGAGCGTTTGACATTTGAAATTCGGAAGTTTTATCAGTGGGTTCTCGAGCAATCACCATACTCGGAGTTGGCAAAGGAAGGAAAGGCGCCATATATAGCAGAAACGGCTTTAAGGAAACTCTACACGAGCCAGGACCCCACTCCAAGTGAACTAGCAAAATACTTTGAGGAGTTTGACCTCACGCGCTACATGCACGATGAATTTGATAGTATCACCTTCCAAGCTAATGAGACCGATGAGACAAAAGATGCGGGTGCAAGTGCACAGAGTGCTTCAAAGAAGAAAGATAAGGGCCCAATGGATAACCCACCAACGAAAGAAAAGGATGTGCAACCACCGCTAACTAGCGCTCCACGGAATGATGGAGTCGGGTCAAGTGACCCACACACAACCCAAGACGTTAACCCTGTCGCAGATAGAGACGTCAATGTGGGAACAACTGGAACATTCCAGTTGCCAGTTGTCAAGGCAATCACAGGAAAGATCCGATTGCCGAGAATGAAAAAGCAGGTCGCCTTGAATCTCGACCACCTTCTGACATACATGCCAGATCCAGTTGATATATCCAATACAAGGGCGACAATGCGACAATTTGATGAATGGTGTGATGGAATCATGAACGATTACGACATCAAGCCAGAAGAACTCAAGCTAGTCTTGAATGGTCTAATGGTTTGGTGTATTGAAAATGGAACATCACCGAATATAAATGGAATGTGGACAATGATGAAAGGCGACGAGCAATTGGAATATCCAATAAGGCCTTTAATCGATCACGCCAAGCCCACATTTCGCCAGATAATGGCCCATTTCAGTGACGCCGCTGAAGCGTACATAGTAATGGTTAATACAAAGCGTCCGTACATGCCACGATACGGACTTCAGCGCGGGCTAAACGACCGCAATCTCGCAAGATACGCGTTTGACTTCTATGAAGTCAACTCACGAACACCGAACAGAGCAAGAGAAGCCCACCATCAAATGAAGGCTGCCGCACTGCGTGGCAGCTCCAATAGGATGTTTGGTCTTGACGGGAAGGCGAACACAGAGGGTGAAAACACGGAAAGACACACCACCGATGATGTTAAGCAGGACATGCATAGTTTACTAGGCGTAATTAATTAGTTTCTTTTGTATGTGTGTGTTGGTAATTCCTTGCTTGGAGTTATCCGTCAGTATTTTCGCTATTACTTACTATTTATGTCGTTTTCTAAGTAAGTTCTGATCTTCTGTTTTTCCCAGTCTTTTGTGGTGAGGGTTTCCCTCGTAAAAGCTGTGATTGCCAGGAGCTAAGAGA